TTAGAAATCCCATATTATTACAAAGTTTGAAAATCCAATACGGCCAAGTGGACGACATTGGTAATAATCGCACGCAACAAGATGATTCGTGTGTCATAATTAAACCCGAGATTAATTGCGCTATTTTCGCAGTTGCCGATGGTCATGCTTCTGAAACTGGACACATTGCCGCGAATACCTGTATGGCCGCCATCAAAGAATTCACTGATGCCAATCTAGGCATTCTAGCCGAAAATCCCCTACAATTTTTAGACAGATGCTATGCCCACGCCCAAGAACAAATTCGCGAGGCATTTGCAAAACATTACGCAGAAAATGGATTTGAAGTTAAACTGGAAGCCAATGGCATTTTACTTAAGCGACGATTTCCAACCCACAGTTTTGCCAACATTGTTGGTGGGGCAATGCTGACAATTGCTGTGTTGAATGGCACTAAATTATACATCGCAAATGTGGGCGATTGTGACGCACACTTGTATGTTAATAAGCCAATTTTGACACAAAACATGTTGAAATACGAGATTGATGTTGCGACTGGTAACACAAATAAGACAATTAATGACGACACAAGTGAAACAATGCGATTGGAGCTCACTCGCGACCATTCGCCCATGAGTGCCGATGAATATTGCCGCGTGCGCAAGTTTAGACCATCTCCAACAGATCCAAATAAGTCCGAGTTGTTGTTTGTCTATGACGACCAAGAGAAGTCAAAACCATTTTGCGAACCAGTGTTTTCTGTATTAGAAGACGGGACACCTGTGGTGAGAGACGACGTTCCCTATTATTTTAAGAATGTGCGCGAGGAACGCGCTACATATGTCTCGGTGCCAAACGACGCAGATTATACAGATGTGCTAGCATCAACGAGGGCAATGGGTGATTTCAACATTGGAAATTACGGTGTTGTGTCAAAGCCCGAGATTCAGTCGGTTGATTTGAATGCCATATTTGAACGCACTGATGTGGCATGTATGGTTATCGCAACTGACGGTGTTTGGGACCATTGGATTCCCGATCATGTTACCAAGTTTATGATGGACAAGTCATGCTTGAGTGCAATTGATACCGATTTAGAAAAGGGCGCGCTAAGAGTCACAAAGTCATTCATGATGAGAAACCACGATTTTGCGCAAAAGAACTTTAAAGGCAGTGCTGATAATGCCATGAGCATTATAATTTATTTGAAGCCGCGCGAATTAACAGTGAAAGAATCCGATTTAAAGGTGGAAGAGGTTGATGAATAAATTATAAATAAAAAATACAAATAAAAAATAAAAAATACAAATAAAAAATACAAATACAAATAAAAAATGCAAATACAAATACAAATAAAAAATACAAAATACAAAATATTATAAATAAACCTTTATTTGGAGGGTTTTTTTCTTATTATCTGATGACTTGCCACAACACACATAACTTGTGTGTCCGATTGTCAATAAAACATTGCCAACATGTAGTTCCCTTAATTTCATCAGGCGCATCTTTTATGGCTTTTTTTTCATTATTATTATATGCTTTTATGTAGGCAGTGATGTTCTTCTCATATGAAGAGTCTGTATTGGGAACCGAGAATTGAAATCCGACTATGGCAGCAATAATATCTTTGAATTCTGTGGGTAGAGTAAGCGGCGCAACAATCCTTCGCACAACTTCGGTTTTTTGTTCCTTTGATAGGGTTGTGCCATTGAAGTTGGCAAGAATATAATCTTGTTCCTCTGCTGGAATGTTAATAATATAAGGCACGCGTTTCTTGCCGCGTTGACTGACGACTTGTCCTTCAGACAACAGATTTCTATAATTAGAAGGATGCATCTTTGACGGTTTGGCATCTACTTCTCCCCCCTTGGATTTAATTCTCGCCGAAGTGTAATTTGCCAAAGTATAATCACAATCATTGTTAAACCAGTTCAAATACTCCTCAATGGCATGTAAATCAGTGTAATGAGTCGGTCTCAAATCAATATTCAATTCATCTCCCGAATACTCATAATTGTCGCAAAATCTCGCGGCCAATGATTGTGCGGTTGCTGTAGTATTACGTTTCTTCGGAACCATCTCATAAGTTCCGCCTACATGTTTTCGCACAATCCGTTTAGACGCACGCCAAAACCCCTTCACAAAAATGATGGTGTGATGACTCGGCGCGTGCTCCATAATTTCATCTATTTCCGAAATCCTCGTCTCTGAATTATGTGTGGTATGTTTCCAACCGAGCATCGTGGCCGCGTGATAAATATTCTCCATGTCCATTTTGTAAGACACACGAATCGGAAAATACTTCTTGGTAGTTCCGGCATATCTTTCATTCCATGTATTCAAGAGATCAAATGCCTTCTCTCGCGAATCTAATATAGGCGCAACAATGATTCGCCCATCATCTGTCATAGACTGGAATCCTTTGTATGTAGGTCCAGGTAGAAGCTTCGCGATATAAGACTTATCTTTCCATTCCTCGGATTGTAAATCATGAGAAACGGTCTCGGGTGTGGCCGAAATATCCAACATCTTCATTTGACGATCTTTTACGGTGGCGTAATCAGTTAAGCCGGCGCCCTTTAACATCTTGGACCCCGTCATATTTTTTCCGGAAGCAATATGACATTCGTCTGTCAATAGAAATCCATTCTCCAACTCGGCAATTTTGTCGGTGTTCTTAAGCAAATTGCCGCGATGTATAACGTTTTGAACAAAACATGGCAGCATATTTCTCTTGAATTGTTCTTCCCAATCCTTATCACTCATCCCGCATGAAATATACATGTCTTTTATGTCTACACAGTGGTTGTTGTCAGGGTGCGTGCCCAATAATCGCATCACCTCTAATGCAGTGCCTGTCTTGCCAGTTCCGGGTTGAGCTACTAAACACACATGAGTCTTGCCCTCGCAAAAGGCGGTAACACATTTAACGGCTGCTTCGCGCTGATTGGGATATATAATTTGTTTATTTGATCTGCGGGCCCATTCTTCTTTATGAGCAAATTCGCGATTAATAGTTTCGCGTTGTTGATTTAATCTAAGTTCAAAATCGGATATTATCATTTTAGTAAGTTTATTTTATTTTTATGAATGACGAGCAATTTTTCAAAAAGATCAATTTTTGTCACGCAATAATATATAATGGAAAAAAATATTCGTTTCTACGACAACGAAGAAAAGAATTGGACCGCCGACATGAGCACATTTGAAGACCACATTGAATGGTTCCATGTGGATGAGACCACTTCCAACGAGGTTATTTCCAATACAACCGGCAAAAATCACGAACAAAATCAAGAATATATTGATCACCACGCTGCTCGCGGAAATACTTATGCGGCATTTTTGAATAAAATGGACTCCAAAGACAAGAAAAAAATATTAGATAAAGAACATCCAAACAACGGAATTGACGACAATTTAGCTGAATTAAATGCGTGGATTGGTCAACGATCCAATTGCGAAGCAAGCATCCAACAAATAGTTGGATCCGCGTCAGCACGTCATCCCAAAATATTAATGTTTGATTGGGACAGAACCATCACCGTAGTAGAAGGCATGCAATTCAGCGGTTTGTCCGAAGATGTTAAATTTGAAGACATTATTGAATTTGTTATGGGAGGACACACACGTTTCCGCCGACTCCAACAGATGATTGATAATTGTTTTACATCTGGAGTTCAAGTGTTTTTTATTACTCATAATCCGAATGCCAGATTCTCAAGTCCGAACCGCAGATTATATTTGGAAATGATCAATGCGCTTGTGAATAGACGTGTTGATCCCAATACAATTCTATTTTCAAGTGGTGATTATGGATTTAAAAAACATAATGCCGCCAATGCTGCTCTACCCGGCATTCTTACTGTTCGGAGACCTATTGCTTCTAAAACAGTTAAAGCCAGATCTAGAACTCCGTCGCCGCCTTCGGCGGCCAAATCTAGGTCTTCATCCCCATCGGCAAGTCCAGATTATTCAAAAATGAAAAAAGACGATTTAATGGCCGAATGCCGAAGACGCGGAATCGCATGTAATACAAAAACTCTTAAAGAAGATTTAGTAAAATCCCTTACAAAGAAGGGTGGCAAACGAAGTACTCGCAAACGAAGTACTCGCAAACGAAGTACTCGCAAACGAAGTACTAGCAAAAACAGAACAAGAAGAATAAGATTTAGATTATAATAAATTCAAATGAACCATCAACATTCCATTTTTACTAACATTGAAAACATTTTCTCTATCGGCTACAGGAATTCCTTCACCCTCCAATTCAACAATTTGGCGTTTGCAAAATCGGATTCTCTCCATCCTGATTGTTTTTTTTACAGACCCGATAGAGAATTCCAATTTTCCCCTTTTCCATAGTTGAACCACGTCTTCATCTATCTCCACATGAACCGTTCCTATATCTTCATCTATCCAAATATTCGGCGGCAACTCTGGCAAACAATGAACTATTAATCCCTCTTTTTCATACTCCAATAGAGAATGCCAAAGAGGCACTATTATTCCTTCATCCTCCAATTTACAAACATTAGACATCATCAAATCATCTATATTCGGATTCAACAATATGTGTCTATGTCTTTCATCCGACCTTTTCCGAATTTTCTCAAAAAATTCATCCGACAAATGTAGAACATGTTTGTATGATTCCAAGATCACACACAACTTAGAAGCTCTATCGGGCGAGCAAAGCAGCAGACGACCCATGAATGCTAAAGCCTTTTCTTCGCACATGCCCACCACCTTCATCAATAGAGGATGAAAAATCTTCCTTTGAAAATGCTCATTATTGTACAAGGTTTCAAAAAACATAGATGCGATTCCTATATAATTATCTTGGCCCATTTGAGGAACAAACCCTTTGTCTAATTGATCCAACAAGAAATCGTGGGCTTCTTTTATTTCGCGGTATTTATCGGCGGCATTTGACGCCGGATTCTTGTCCGGATGCCATTTGAGTGCCATATATTTGTATTGTTTTCTCACAGTCTCTATCGTGGTCACAGAATCTACTATTTCCAGCACTTCACATGCTCTGTGGCAATTCATTGTATCCATTGATCTTAATTATCATGTAATGAAACATACTTTCTAAATGGTAAATTGGCCGATAATTATTGTTGAAATATTTGAGAAAATTATAAGATCGTGTCATGACATCACTAATTGATTCGCCCTTCAAATGACCGTTCTCTATCAGATTGCACAAAATGTGCCACACACATTCAACCACATCCAAGTTGTAAACAAAGATGTCATACAATGCATCGCGAAACTGAGCATGGACCAATTTGCTCGGTGTCAATAACTGCTCAATTATATTGTTGCATACAATGTTGAATATATCTGCTGGAACTGCATCAATAGAGGCCAACTTTGAAAAGTATCGCAGCTCCTTTAGATTTACAATTTCGCTCACGGCAGTTTCATTTACAATTACATTCGCGGCATTAGCATATCCATTGTTGCGCAAATTGCCGATCTTTTGTAAAAATTCATCTTCCACAATTGTTGTTGAAATTGCAACGTCGTCAGCCGCCGATGATTTCATATATTTGCGAGGTTTATGCAATTGCATGGCTCCAATTAATTCAATGTATTTTTCTCTATCGGGGCGTTTCACAGAGATGATTTCACAAGAAGACAAAATGTTGTTTGGAATGAAACACAAATGTTCAGTGATTATTAAATATTTCAAATGGATCGGCGAAAATCGGGAATTGTATTCCTGGATATAACTATAGAAAATCTCCAACAGTTCCGTGTGAATCATATGGAAATTCTTGCACATAATAATCGCACATTTGCCGTTGTCCGGTTTCACAGAAACTATATCCACAATCTGTTGAATAATATCATGCCAAATCAACTTTGAATTGCATCCCAATAGAGACATGTCAATTTCATAATGAATATCACTTATATGATAGGTGTAGTCGTATTTCTCGGTCTGAATGCTGATTTTCTTATCGTTGGAGAGACCGCTTGGACTGTATTTTTGTATGGCGGCAAGGGCCTGGGTATATTTTCCCGATCCAGGAGGGCCATAGAAAATCAGATTGGTGAGCTGAGATATGTGTTGTGGGAACTTTTCAAAATAGGGCAAAAGTTCGGGATGGAGATTGTATATTTTGTAGGAATTCAAATAGTCTTCATAATGTGTTTCATAAAATTTCATTAATGTTGGCAATGATATTTTATTTAACGAAACTCTATATTTATTTTATCCATAAATAATATAAATAATGTCTGGAATATGGTTGTACACTTCTTTGAGAATGGTTCTTATTATTATTGTTTTGGTCGGCGGAGTTAATTGGGGCACCACCGCCATGGGATTTAACATTGTTGAGAAAATCAACTTGGCTCTATCGCGCATCTTTCACAAACGGTTGTGGGTAGATCGCGTGAGTTACGTTTTGGTTGCCGCCGCGGCCATCATTCTCGCGTTTGATCGCACATTATGGTTACCCTTTTTAGGAGAAACCGTTTTGCCCAGTTCTCTAATTCCTCTTAAGGAACAATCTGGGTCTACAAAGATCAAGGTGAAAGTTGCGCCGAATACCAAGGTCGCATACTGGGCGGCTTTGCCTCCTAAGGAGGCTGGTTCCAATGATGAACCCGTTGAAACTGCCTATGGAAAATACGGAAACAGTGGTGTAACTATGTCTAATGATGAAGGTGATGCGACTCTATCATTTGAGAAGGGAACTGGATATGTTGTGCCAAGCGGCAGAAAAATAGATAGTCATGTCCACTACCGCGAATTGCCGGAAGAATATGGATTGTTGGGTCCTATTCGGACAGTATTTGTTTAAAGTATTTGTTCAGCATTCGTTCCTGTAATAGTTCCTCTTGGAATGGGGGCACTGCCTGAATAAGTTCCATTATTTTCAATGGTTCCATTATTTTTAATTTGTCCATCATTTTTAATAGTTCCATTATTTTTAATTTGTCCATCATTTTTAATAGTTCCAGAATTAGCAATGGTTCCAGAATTAGTAAGTGTTATTCCTACAGGAATGGTTAATGTTTTCCCAGATGAAATTGTAAAATTATCTTTTATTGAAAACGCAGGTCCAATAAATTTAAACCCATTGTCAATGTATTGACCAGCGCCACTAATTTCATCATTTGAATAAATAGTTCCATTATTCACAATAGTTCCATTATTGGTAAGTTTTCCATTATTCACAATAGTTCCATTGTTTGTGATAAGGCCTTCAATAGTCAAGGTTTTTCCAAAAGCAATAGTCAAAATTTGTCCTTCTGGAATAATTAAATTTTGATAACTTTGAATTGTGATATTATTGGATTGGTCTATTTCTTCTAGACGTATGGGAGTCAATTGATTGACATTTTGTAATAAATCCATGCCGGATTTTGAAGAAGAATTGACGGGTTTTCTTGATGAACCAAACGAATAATCCGAAAATTTGGTTTGACCCTTGATTTTACTATTTTGCGCATTTCTTTTTGGTAAACTATCATTTTTTACCGATTTAAATTTGGTAGAATAAATAGCTGCTAAAATAGAGGCAACAATGGAAACTATAAAAACAAAAATTTGTGCATAACTAATCATTGATAATTTTTTATTTTCTTTATCTGGCTCACTCAAAAAATAAAAGCTATAAATCAATCCAATTAGCAAAAAGGTTGACACATAAAATGCAGTATTAAATATGAATAAATCATCGCGCCGCATTTGACTTAAACTTAGATCATATGATTTCACTTGAGCGATGCGATCCATATACGATTTTAAAACTGTGCCAATTCCATATGAATTTGCAATTATTGATGCAAATGCTAAAAAATAAATAAAATATAAAATATAAGGTCCATATGATTTTTTATCCATTTTGTCATCTGCTTTAAATAAAATTGTATAAAGGTTGGTTTTTATAAATCCAGCAAAATATTTTTCACGATTTTTTGCCACAAACAACCAAGACACTGCAAAAATAAAAACAAGTATAAAATATCCAAATATCTTTAGATGCCGATTATAGACATAAACCATGCTAGCAAAATACATGATTCCGCACATTGCCACAAATCCATGCGTTTCTGAAAAGTCTTTTTCATCGTCTGTAATGCCTTTTTTGTCGTCTTTTGTGATTTCTTTCATTTTTGTATTATCATCCATGTTACAATAAATAGTATATATTATGTATTGTAAAATTATTCATTTGTGCCAACGTCCTCAAATATACATGAATAAAAAAACATCTCTGATGCGTCTTTCAAAATTTGATTTTGCATGGTTATCGTGACAAGTCTAGATAAAATATATTCAATATTTTTGATTTTCAAGTCAAACACATTTGAAAATTCATTGCTAATATATGTGTTTTGTTTAAGAGCCAGAATGGATAACAATTTGGTTTTGAAAAAGTCACACACATGAGTTGATATGATTTCCTTCATTTTTTCAGAACACATTTCATCTGAAACCCACGATCCTTTGTCATTTTTTTCCCATTTCTGTTGCACTATATCCACACACCTAAATTGGGTGCCGCAAAACTTGTAAAGCAACATGGCAAAATCAAATGATGATGGCGACAATATGCAAAGTTCAATCAACTCATCCGCAGCTATTTTTTCAAGGCTTTTACGAACGTGAATAATTGCCTCCATTCTAGCATAAGAATTCTGGATCTTTCGGTTTTTTCTTGGTTCATATTTTTTTTCAAGTGCTTTCATGTATTCACAATCTTTGCCGTCTTCATCTTTTGGTTTGGGTGGCGGCGGTGGAGGTGGCGGCGGCGGATTATTCTCTCTTTCAAACACTGGATTGCGTTTTTTAAAAAAGATATTATCTGGACGGTTTTTCATATGATTCAACATTGCAACAATATAATATATTCTATTTTAATTCCTTCGTCAATTTAACTTTTATGTGATGAGTTTCTTCTATCCATTTGATCAAATCACTCTTTTCACATGTGCCAAAACCTTGTTCAAAATTGCGCAAATCCAAGAATCTTGGTTTCTTCATGGCCTTTGTTTTGTAAAATATATAAGGTCCAAATTTGCCCTTCCGAATACTCAAATCCGGAGTAAGCTCTCTTAAAATTGCCGATGATGTTTCTGCAACTGAATCCAACAATTTGATGGCGTCCTCTATCGTTTCTATCACAATTCCCTTCTTCACACTGGCTTTTGCTTCCTTGTGTTCCAAATAAGGTCCAAATTTGCCCCGTTTTAAATAGACCGGTGCATCTTCATGAATCCCTAAAATGCGGTCTTCTGATTCTGCTAAATCCTCCAACAAATATTCACCCCTCTCCAGCTTTTCCATATCTATTTTCAATCCCTTTTTAACTGATTTAAAAACCGGTTTGCCATCTTCGGTCTTATTATTCTTGTGTTTCAATATCATTCCATTTTTTCCATAAATCAACAAATGATCGTCACCAATAGGATAAGATTTCTTCTCTAAACCATCCAATTTCTTAATTAATTTGTCCAATTCTCTATCGCACTCTTCGCACAACTTGTGTCCCAATTCTTTTCCATTTGCCACCGCATCAAGCCTCATTTCCATGTTCTTGGTGTAATCATACGAGAAAAAGTCAGAAAAATGCTTCAATAGGAATTCCGTTACCGTGATTCCCATCGGGTTTATAACTAATTTCTTGTGCTCGGCACCCATCATCTTTTTAACGGCGTTTATAGTCATTGTGTGTTCCTTCAAAACATATTCGCGGCATTCTATTTCCTCGCCTTTTACGTCGGTTTTCTCTACATAATTGCGTGTCTGAATCACATCGGCCAACATGGAAAATGTAGAAGGACGTCCTATGCCAATTTCGTCCAAATTGTCAATGAGACTGGCCTCCGTATATCGGCTGTGTCGGTTAGTAAATCCTACTACAGTTTTTATATAATTGTATGGAATGGTTTTGTCCTTCACATATTGTAGACGCAATATTGTTTCCGAAAAAAACAATTTCATATGTTCTATTTCTTTTGCGGCTTTGTTGTCTATTTTTATTACGTCCAAGAACCCACCGAACTTAGGAGTTTCTATTGTGTGTTTATATGTAAGGGATGAAGGTGCCGTTATTTCAAGCGGCAAACAGTTGAATGTGGCCGCCGACATACAACTCTGCACAGTGTTGCGCCAAATCATCACATACACTTTCTCCAACTTCTCTTGACCCAGCACTATTTCATGCATGGCTATATTGGTCACGCGAATGGCTTCGTGCGCTTCACCTGAACTAGTTTCTGAAGAATTGTTAACCGAATCAACATTCACATGGGTTTTTGTCCATTTTTCCTCTATATATTTGGAGGCGATTTCCGTGAAAACCTGCGAATACTTGCGGCTGTCAGTTCTCATATAAGTGATGTGCCCGAGTTGGTACAAGGTTTGACAGCACGCCATTACGTCTTTGGATCCCATGCCAAAAGCATTGCTTGCAGCCTGTAGCAATGCGGCAGTATTAAAAGGTTTGGGAGGCGATTTGACGGATTCGCGCATTTTGCCGATAGAGAGTTCATGTTTATGTAATTTAGATTGTTCCAAGAACGTCTCTATCTCTTCATAGGAATTCAATTCCTTGTTTAATTCAAACAAATAATCCTGTGAGAAAAACGCCGCCTGGACGCGATGTTTAAGCCCCCTGTCCGCCGCCGACTTTTTCGCCTCCATTTCATTTTCATATACCAATCTTAGCGCGGGTGTTTGACAACGCCCGGCAGATAAGGCACCAGTCGCAGTACCAGAACAAATATGCTTCCAC